CATCATACTTATCTCCTTTTCTTTTTATTGGTTATAGGTGATTGCGAAACTCTGAAAGCCGCATAGAACCTAGCTTTTTTGAATCTTGTTTCTGCATTTCTCCTCACCAAGCCTTGAATTTTTATGTCCACTTTGCATAAAAATCCTGCTTGATAGATTCAATTCAGACTTATTTTTATACAGAGTGCATAGAGTTTAGTCAGTGAGTTTCGCAATTGCCTATTATTGGTTAGCCGCTGCCCTTAAATCAATAGGGCCTTTACGGGGTTCCTCATAAATTTCCCCAGTTGCTGGGTCAAATGTCTGTGCCGCTGGCTGCCGTACTTCCGTGTACGCCGCCGCAACAGATGTGACCTGCGGGCGGTCGCTCCCGTACTCGGACATCTCGATGCGTCCTGTGTTGATATCCTGCCCAACCAGGAATACCGTCTGGGATTTCTGGAAGCCAGCCAGTTTGGTCTTAATATCAAACTCGATATCAATGGTCCCCCGGCTTCCTGGCTTGAATTTCAGGTTGATGGTCATCCCCCGTGCTGCTATTGGGTCCATGTTTGGGTCCAGGATATTCCGTCCTATCTGGGCCAGGGCCATTGTGAACTTTTCAGCCAGTTCCCCACCGGCTATATTGTCAAATGTGATTGCCACTTACTCACCTCCTCCCACGTGAAAAATATCTATGAAAAGAAATCATCAGCCACATTCCCTTCCGTCTGTGTCGGCGGTGCTTCCTGTGATGGTGTTTCCTGTTCCTGAAACTCTGGGGCCGGACTCTCTGCTGGCTGCTCTGCAGCAATGTTATCCGCATCCGTCTCCACATACTCCTTGGTACCATCCGCATGGATGACAGCCATGTCCGCATCAATAGCCTGTATCAGGTCGATACTCATAATGCCCCACTTGCTGATAAGCTGCCGGAGCATCGTCTTATATGCCATGCCATCAAAATCCTTTGCCCAGAATGTCCACTGTGTCCCTTTTTCCAGGTCCTTCTTGTATCCTGGGCTATATTTCTTGGCATGGGCTACCATTTTTCCCTTGCTCCAGTACATAGCCTTTCGGAATCCGTTCAGATACTCAAACATAGCGTAATATCCAATGGTAGGGGACTGTTCCCTGGCTTCCTCATCCTCAATCAATTTGACTTCAATTTCCTCATTCAGGGGGTCAAACCGAAGCAGTTCCCCTTCCTTGATTGACATCACATTGAGTTTTTTATACTGACCGCTTCGAAGGGCCAGCTGGATATATCCCTTATAGCCAAGCTGGAACTGCGCTTCCTTGGCTCCCTTGCTCCGGTTATCATATGGGACCATATAATATTGCCCCAACTGTGGGCTTGGGGAAAGATTAAGTGATTCCCCTAAAAGCGCAGCACTCAATATACTTGGATTCGTGCACTCCTGTAGCGCCGGGGTGGCCTGTACTGCAGAAATAATGCTGGAGATGAACCTCGTCCCATTCTTCCCACCGATTACACTGTTAATCTGATTCTTGACCGCATCCTGGGTAAGGTATGCAGTCAGCCCCTGTTTCGGGGCCCTGCTGGCCAGACTGTTTCCTACTGCCATGGTATTTTCCTCCTCTTATCGTTTCGGTACCGGCTCAAACCGGATGCCATTATTGTTTAAAAAGTCCTTAAGGGCCACTGCCTGTGACCGGGTCACGTACACTCGGAAATCAATCACATTGACCGGGTCCTCCACTGTTTCCGTTTTGGGCTGTGGCGCCGGGGCTGGCGCCGTCTGCACCGGCTTTCCTGCATTGATGACTTCCTGGGCCTCTGCCTTTATCCGGGCATCCCTCTCTGCTTTTATCCGGGCCTGCTCCGCAACATATTCCTGGCGCTTCTGCTCCGCAGCTTCCAGGCGGTTCCGCTCCGCCATTGCGGCGCCGATATCGTATGTCCGGAGGAATACCTCTTTCATCTCCCCTACATAGGGGCTGTCCACCTCATTCAGGATGGCCAGTCCCTCGTCCACTTTCTGGATAAGGGACAGGATTTCCTCCTTGATGGATTTCATGGTTGTGGATGCCAGGGCATATTCCGGCTTCATCACACGCTCAAAGGGCAGGTACGTAATGATATCCTCATGGATATTGGTATCGTAGAAGTCCCTGACCTTTGCGGTCTTTTCCTCACGTTGACGGCGCTCATAATCCTTGACTTGGGAATCAATATTCTCAATCGCTTTCTGAACGATGCTTATGACATCCTGCACTTCCTGCCCGAACGGCCCGTCAGGCTCCAGAAGCTTCTTGCGGATTTCAGTCCGCTTTCCCTTAAGGGCATCCACAAACTTGTTAAGCTTCGCCCGGTCAGCCTTAGCCTGCTTGATGGTTTCATCCGTGTAGACAGACACAGCGTATTCATCCGCGGCGGCCGCAACCTCTGTCTTCAGTTCCTCATAGTTCCATTCGATTTTTTGGACAAACCCATCTTCCTGTGGGTTGTATATCCTCAGCTCCATATAATCCTCCTATTCCTCAAAGACAACGCCCAAGTCAGACAGGATTTCATAAACTTTATCTTCGAGGGTCTGTTTGTTCTGCGTTAACGCTGGTTCCATATCCTCTTCCTTAAATTCAACAATAAATCCCTTTTTCTTAAGACAATCCGGGCAAATATCAACCATGATTCCGTTATATCCTACCCCCTTCATCCTGATTCCTTCTGACTTGATAGTTATTTTGGCCAGGTCATCCCGCCCCTTGCTCTGCTTACAGATATCGCATGTATAAACTTCAGTCCTCATATCCTCGCCTATATCGCCGGGAGAATCAAATCCGGCCTCCGCCCTGTGACCACGCAGTCCCAGAACCGCCTTTCGGCCTCAACCAGGTACTTGATATCCTCCTCAACGTCCTTTCTTTCAATTAAATAATGTTTTATTGTAATCCGCAGTTCCCCGCCCCAATCACTCTTTAACTGGGCCTTAAGGACTGCAAAATCATATTCCGTCACGGCCAGGTAATGCAGGACCTGGCAGAAATAGTTATCCGGTATCCGGTCACGCCACTTCTCACGTTGCATACTCTGCAGGATGTTGGTGGTCTTAATCTCCAGGATTCCATGACGGCCATCGTTATCCACAAGTTCCCCGTCCAGGGAGGCGTGCATCCACGGATAGGCCGTGTTTATGAACATGTTATCCTCATCATAGGTCACCTGGTATTGTGGATAGTCCATGGCAAACAATGCCCTTAGGTGCTTCTCTGCTTCGGTCCCATAGCGGACATAATCACGGTCGGAAATATCTTCCGGAAGCACCAGCCCACGTTTCTCTTCCCACAGCTGCACATTATCCTTGTATGGATTCATTCCCACACAGGCGCTGGCATCAGAACCGCCGATATGGCCTTTGCGTCCTTCCAGCCACTCTGCACGGCTCTTAAATATGTATTTGTTTACTGACATCCTGACCACCTTCCCTTGCCATGATTCTCCCGCAGTAGGGACACGGTGTAATCTCCCCCAATAGGGACCAGGTCCGGAACCCACAGCTACAGTTAAGTACAAAAAACGGTGCCGTAATCTTTACCTGGCTGTCTGGGTACCGCTCTGGCCGGGGCATCACATCTTCTCCTTTTCCGCCAGGATTTCTTTGACATGGTCCATCATGTATTCATTCGTTTCTTCTTTGACCAATTTCTGGAACGTCATCATGGCCTTCAGGGTGGCATCTGCATTACCCTCGCAGTATTCCTCCAACATTGACATGATTGATTCCCCAAGGCATTCAATTACATGGGGAGGATTCAGTCCCCCACCCACAAGCATGCACTGGGACTGGTATTTAACATGGCTGACGCTGTTTTCTGTTTCCTGGATTCCTATTGCAAAAAGCAGTTCACATGGGGATAACTCAGCATTAGTCTTAACTTCTCCGAAACTGCACTCAATTGTTCCTTTAATCATTGTTTTTTCCTCCTGAATCCCTTATACTAAGGGTGATAAGTTATTGTCTTGGACTCTTGACGGCTCCACCCGTCTGGGGTCCGTTTTTTTTGTGGGCCAAAATACCCTCCGACTTCGTAGGTTGACTTATTGTTGTCCCAGTTATATGCCCTGCCATGCCCATCTGCCAGAATGTATATACTCACATCTCCAGTTCCGGTCTTACTGCGCCATTCTGCCAGCAGGTCCATTATGGCCCGCAGTTCCTCCTCAGGCCTGTACATCTTCCTCACCTCCTTTCACAGCTCCACACCCATTGCCAGCGCCATGACCACCATAGCTGCCATCCACATCCCCAGCAGCCATATGACCGCCGGCACAATCCATTCCGTGGCATCCACAATCTGCCTGGCACAGCGCCGCAGGAAGTTGGCTATCCACCTGGCCAGCCGCATCCATGGACCGTCCCGCCGGTTCCGGCGCCGCCTGACTATAAGAATCCGCCGTCTGCCCATCATGTTGGTAAGCACCGCGGTGGTGGGGCCTACGATGTCCAGACGCCAGCCAGGGTATCGGATGGCCGCCTTGGCGCGGATGGCTAACTCGGTTGTTTTTGTCATTGTTCCTGCCCTCCCCTCAATGGCCTTCCCGCCAGCTGCTCTATCAACCAGATATGAT